TTATCACACTTGTATTTCATTTACAAATCAAGATAAAGCATATCATTTTATCGGTAAAAATCCTCAAGCCCAATACATTCTACATGATACGGGATTGGTAGAATGACAAACGGCCTCTATGGAAGATGTATCCACGATCTGAATCCAACTGAATGTTCCTGGTGTAAAGAAAACCAGAAACTGCGAGAACTAATTAAAGAAACAATAGAATTAGAAAAAAGATTCCCTCATGTTGTTTTTTGTAATGAACACGTTTGTTCCAAATACCATGAATTTTCTTTAACATCTGTATTTGAAAGACTGTTAGATGAGAGCAAGAAATGAAATACAAGTGTGATAAATGCCATGAGACAGCCGAAACATTCTCAGAAGTGTGGGTAAGACAATATGACTGAACTTCAATGCAGTAATTGTAATCTACCAATCGAAGAACCTGAAAGAACTCACATAATGAATTGTCCTAAATGCGGAACTGAGTTATTTGTGCCAAGCCGAAAAGATTGGCAAGCACTTCACGATGATATAGAATTTGATTTCTTTTTGAAAGAGAAGAGCAAGAAATGATCTGCACTGATTGTGGTTTTGAAACTTTAATCTGGATGGACATGAAAGAGCATTACAAACGAGTTCACCCACAAGTAAAAAGACCAAGTCAATATTTTACAAAAGAGGCTCGCAATTATTGAAAAATTACAGTTATCCCTTCATCGTGCTCTCAACCATCAATCTAGTGCCGGTGGAGGGATAACACTTGAAATTTAGTCCAATGAATTGGGATGATCAGTCAGTTGTGTTTCAATTAGTGGCACAAATAAACTCGCTCAATAAAATGAGATTGTATTGGAAAGTAAAAGGCAATACAAAAAAAGAGGAAGAAGTAAAAAAACTGCTTAAAAAAAATGTAATTGATAACGCTAAATTTTTCAGAATGTTTGTTAGTCTTGCTGAATCTAATAAAGCACAGAAAATGTTTGAATATCTCAACGCTGAAATGGAAGATGATGAAACCAAAAAATGAACAACGAACAACTGGCTTGGCATGAACCTCTATCGCCTGAACAAATTTTAGATGAAGCAATCAAAAAATACAATCTAGACACTCTTTACGTTCTCTATTCCGGCGGCAAGGACTCTGTTTGCGTTTTGCATTATGTCGCCGAGAACTATCCAGAACTGTTCCGGAATGGGGGGGCTGTCTTCACCAATGTTGGGCTCGGAGCACAAGAAACCCGAAAATTTGTCATAGACTACTGCCATCGAATGAACTGGAAGTTAACAATGACATGGCCTGCTGATCATGAAAGATTTTACAACCTAGTAATGAAATATGGTTGGGCAGATCCTCGAACACATAGGCCCTGGATGGGTTCTCTAAAATATCATAGTTGGGCAAAATTAATGAGAGAAGCCTTGGATCAGCATTCATCTCAGGTGTAAGGAAAAAAGAATCCCGGACAAGAGAAAAAGTCAGAGCATATTTGAAACAACCAATCGATAAAGATGGGCGCACAATTTTCATCAAACCTTTCATTTACAAAAATGGACTCCAATTATGGAATTATTTCAACGAGCATGAGTTGGAAAAATCCCCTGTTTATGAATGGTTGAATCGAAGCGGCGAGTGCTATTGTGGGGCATTTCTGGAAGCCTGGGAACTCAAGATGATAGAGAAATACGATCCTTTCGCCTTTGCCGCAATAAAATGGCTGGAAAAACAAATCCAACTGCATGGCACAAAAAAGGCCAAGCAATACAGCAAATATGGTGGCTGGAATGTTACAGTTCAATCAACAAACAGAACTAAGGAAATCGAGCAACAGACCACTTTTGATGATTATCTGGCTCAGGAACTGTGTGGAGAGAGTTGCATTGTATAATATAGCATAATTGACTAATACCAGAACACTGTATCCTCAAACCTAGAGAACTACACAATGGCTGAAAGACAGAACTTCAAAGAGAGAAGGCATGCAGTAGCGCAGTACTTAATGCATCATGTTGACTCTCCTGCCGAAATTAAGAAAAACATGGAAGAGAAATGGCCTCAAATCAATGTAGATACTATCCAGAATGACATTAGAGCAATCAAAAAGGCTGCTTCTCCCTGGCTAACTGGACTTGCCAAGGAAGGCTACATTTACGATGTGATGCTGGGCGTGCAGAAAATCATGGCTCATGAGAAGGAATTGGAAGCCATGAAACAAAACACCACAGATCAAAAGGAAAAGCGGGAAATCATAAGGCAAATTGATGAGACCGTAATTGCAAGGCTGAGCCTTGAAGGAGAAGGACCGGTATTCTTGGCGGTGACGAGCAGGAAATGATATTATCTAAGGAAAGTAAATGCGTTTTTTGTGGCAAGCCCACCTCAGATGGAAATCCATTCTATTGCAAAAATCATTGTCAAACTGTTCAGGAGTTTTTTAGAACTTGTCATTAAGTGAAGCCGTCCATCTACCACATGATGTAAAAATAAACGATCTAACTTTTGATCCTAGTCCCATTGAAAGCGGGCCAGAAAGCATGGTGACTATAACACTGAGTATTACCAATCAAGGAACTAATAATGAAGATGTTATTTGGAAATTAATTAATAAAGCATTATCTGACAAAAAGTTAGCAACTGGATTGAGTACGCTTGAAGTAGGTGAAACAGAAATAATTGAAGCCAAGGTATCTGTCAAAGACTTTCCTGTGGCTGAGAATGAAATCAAAGCAAAGATAAATTACTCAGGCGAACAAGAATCTCGAAAAAAGAAATTAACTGTCACTGAGGCAATACCCCCTCATATTGTGATTCTAAGACCAGCAGAACCAGAAGGCACAGAAGGTGATTTCTATAGTATTGCTGCTCGTGTCACAGATGCTAGCGGTGTATTGTTTGTTCAGATGTTCGTAGATGACGTACCATTCAAAGATATACTCCATGAACCTAATAGACGAAATCACCAATACAAACACGTATGGCATAATGACTATTGTTTTGGTGAACACAAAGTTAGTTTTAGAGCATGTGACAAAGCAGGTAATTGTAGCACAGCATCTAAAACAATAGTACAAGTATTGAGTAAAATGTATGACACTACTCCTCCATTCTAGGGTGTAAATTGAAAAAACTCAGCATACCTCATCTTTCCAGTTGGGCCGAAAGAAACATCGAAGTCGTTGATCTTCCAAAAGTGCCCAACAATGTGATTGATTTTATCAGTGAATTCCGTCCGAATATTGGCCGCATTCCCCTTACCTTTGATCTTGCGCCTTTCTGGATCGAACCACTTTTAGACAATCATCCAAACATTTTCTTCCTGAATGGACGCCAAACCTACAAGACCACGAACTGCGCCAATCTGATCGCTTGGGCATCGATCCAGACCCCAGGGTGCGAGGTCACGTATGTGGCAGATGATGAAGAGCACAAATCAGCCTTCTCAGAGCAAAGGCTCAGATTCGAAACATTTCTGGCCAATCCAAGGCTCGCACAACTTCTCCCACATCAAAGAGCAAACATAGGAAGAATCCGGCTCAATATTGGGAGTGTTATTTATCTCCTTACTGATGAAAACAAATACCATAAAGTTGAAGGTAAAGCAAACAAAATCCTAGTCCTTGATGAAGCGCAATCGCAGGATGTGGGATTCATACCGGTTGCTATGTACTCGCTTTCAAAGACGCGGGGAAGATTCTATATGTTCGGCATTGGCGGTGAGGCAGGTTCTGATTATTACAAATTATGGCAAAGAACAGACCAAAGAGAGTGGGTTTATGACGATCGATACTGGAGGGCAAAATTAAAGTTCGACGCCTCTGGTGAAATAACGAACGATTTAGATGAACTCAAACAAATCCTCGCCGGAAAATGGGTATCACAGAAACCTGAGAACATCCATTATCGAGGATATCATTTCCCTCAGACAATCTTTCCGCATGTTCCGATCACGATTGATGATGCTATTACTAAATATCAAACCCAGCCTGAACTTGCAATTCAATACCAACAACGGCATTATTCCTCTTCCATGTTTCTTTCTCATACACTGGGTGAATTCTACAAAGCCGAACGAAGACCGATTACTCCTGAGATGGTTGAGCGATGCTACGTCAGATACTTGGCATTATTACGGGCAGATGAAGTGCGGCAGATTAAGAAGATTTTTGGTAACGATGTCAAGGTATTTGGTGGTGTAGACTTTGGTTCGGGTCCGTCTGCTAGCAAGACTGTCGTCTCTATTCTTATCCGCTGGCGTAAATCTAATCGCTATCTCTTGGCTCATATTGACCCGCGACCGCAAGAGCACCAACTTGATCAGGCTAAGTATATTGCAGAGTTACTCCGAGACTTTGAAGTGGATTTCGCAGTCGGTGACCTCGGGTATGGACAAGTACAAGTTAAGGTGATCCAGGACGGCGGAAGAGACAGCAGAGATATCAAGTTTGAGGGTCTGGGAAGGAAAAGATTCACGGGTTGTCGTACTGTTGGAGATGAAACTAAACCCGAGATGGAATATATCCAGGAGGCCGATGAACATGGAACGCAACTTGGAAGAATACAAATCGATAAAACAACTGTTATCCAAGGTTTCGTCGACTTTATTGGAAAATATGTATCTCATCCGGGAAGACCAACGGAAGAAGACCTCAAAAAAACGGTCTTCATGATTCCCATGAAAAACGACTGGGAGACGGATTTCCTAATGGAAGATTTCTGCTCCATCACAAGAAAGGACTTGGAGGAGGACACCGAAGTGAGAGTCGAAGATCCTCGACAAAGGGCTAAAAAAGAATTCAATCACCCTCCTGATTCTGTCATGTCAATCATCTATTGTTTGGTGGCCGACCAGAATTGGAATCCAGATGCTTACAGAATTTCGCCAGTCAGGAAGCGAAGACGATGACAAAAGACCAACAAAGTAAACAAGTTTTGTATATGCCCTCGAGATGTCATTGGAAAGGAATTGTCAGTGTGTATGTATGGGATGGATTCTGGAAACATTTAGAGTGGCTTCGTTGACAAATTTTAGCGGTTATAAAATGGGAGAACTGAATGATCATGGCAAACCAAAAATAATTACTATAAAATGTCAAAAATGCGGGAGGCAATTCACGGAAATGTCACACTTCAACAAGCACAAAACTGTTCACAAAAGACATCCTAATCGCTGAGTGAGTGGATATTTAACTAATTAACTATCCAATATGATGCGGAGAGCATTGGCTAAATGTCTTAATTGCGGAACCTCAGGTCGAACGCGCCGAGCGAAAAACTGGAAGAAGTGGCAACTATGCTACAAGTGCGCAAAGGTTCTCTATCCTGAAGAATACGAAAACGAGAAACCACACGGAACGGGATACCGCTATCCAAAGGAGACCAGTTATGCAGACATGATGGAAGTTCCAATCGTGAAAATGCTTGTGGCAAAAACAACTAAAAGGAACAAATAATTTCATTCGTTATGGATACTGACACCATCGCAACCATCGCGCTTTTACTTTCGCCCGTGTATGCCATCCTTCTTTGGCGCATGAAAAAATCAGACAATATTGAAAAAAAGGTCACGAAGATCATCACATTCCTGAAACTCCAGCATCCAGAAAACGCTCACGCGCTAGACTAAACAACTTTAAGCGATAACCCGTTTTCAAAATTCATGGGATTCAAATCTCGCATCGCGAGAGGATTGGCGAAGTTGGGAATTTCTGACTCTCCTCCTCAACACGTCAAGCCTCCCAATTCATTACACCTAATGGATATGAAAAGTTATTTTGAAACGCTGCCTGGATTATCGCAACCAGTGTGGGGCCCTGAAATTTCTACAGTCGGGGCATATTCTAGAGAGGGTTATACTTCTAAGACTTTTGATGCTCCTTTAATCAAGCACAGACTTCAGGCTGCCGCTTTAGAAATCGATGAAGATGTTCAACTTGCAATCAATGATCTTGCCAGTAAAATCACAGGCGGTCAGCATTATGTAAAGGCAAAGAACGATGGCCTTGTGGATTACTTTGAACAATTTTCTAAAGATATGCGCTTTGATACTTGGGACACAATTTTAGTTAAAGAATTACTTTGGTATGGAAACTCAATTTTTAAACCGCGTTTAGGCATTGCCAATGTTCGCTCCTTTGATGATCTCATGCACATTCCCATTTCATCCTTCGTCAGGATTTGGTGGGATCGTCAGAGGATTCCGTACAAGTACGAATTCCGGGGAGCCGAATATCAAGGCTATCATAACCCAGGCGAAGTGATTCACTTTATCTGGAATCCTATCGATGCCTCCGCCTTTGGAACAGGCTTTGGAACTTCAATGACATCTCCGAGAATCTTTGAACAAGTTTCTTCTAATGGATTGATTGAAAACAAACTCCCAAGTCTTTTGGAAAGAAAGTATGCAACGCAGTTCAACATGCAGATGGCAGAGCAAAGATACATCACTCACAATGTTTGGATAGTTGAATCGGGAGACGAGAATGATCGAACAGCATTACAAGCACAAGTTGAGAGTCTGGAAATCGGGCAAGATGTCGTCGCTGGCACAAAGGTAGACGTAAAAGAATTAGGATCACAGGCCAGGAATTTCAATCCACAACAATTCCAAGATATAACAATGGGACCTATCATGAAAGCACTCAACGACTTCCGTTCCAAGGAAGCAGGGACATCTCAGCATAGTTACGCTAACGCAAAGACCTCGGCAATTCTCACAGAGATTGGCTTGTCGGCATTTCCAGTCAGCGTGATGGAACAACTCAACGAAAAATTCTTCAAGCCTTGGTATCTGGCACACCCATATTACGATCCAATGTATGCGGGCGGAATGGTTCCGATACCCTGGAGCGAAACAGACTTTGAAATAAACTTCGGCGAGGTAGAAAAGAAGGACATTCCAATCGAACAACAAATCAAACTCATCGAACTCTATATGCAGGCTGTTGCAACCGGTAATGTACAAGGCGATCCTGTGGAAATGAGAAAACTATTCGAGCAGGCAGGACTGGGATTGACGAAATCAATGGACGGCCAGTATCAGCAAGCAATCGATCAAGGATTTACATCCCCAATGGGAGTTACAGGAATTTCACCTGTTCCTCAGAATGACATGGGTGGTGGCGAAGTCGGCCCACAGTTCAACAATCAAAACGTCGGCAGTCCGCCAATGGATGATCCAATCTATGATGACATGATGATAGATGTGAGAGGATCACAAAACCCATTCAAGCCAACAAATTACAGAAAAGATCTTAAATCAAACCAAGACTATGATATAGGAAGGGATTATGAATAAAATTGGAATGACGAAAGAGGAAGAAACGCTAGCCTGCCAAGAACTTTATTCCGAACTTCTTAGAATGGAAAAATCAGGAGATTTGAAAAAATATTTCAAGATGTTAAAATGAACGAAAACTTTTTGGCTGAATATTCAGCAGACGAAATCGAAGAGACCGAAGACGAGGAGGATGACTGATGCCTGCTAAATTAGACAGATGTGTAGACGACATCAAAGCCAAGGGAGATGCAGACGGAGTTAATCCTTGGGCAGTTTGCAACGCTTCAATAGATGAACTCAAGCCAGAAGACACAGACAAATTACTAAATGAATTGGATGACATTACTTCAGCAGACGCTTCGTTCCCTTCAGCAGATGCTTCCTACAAACACACAGGTCCAATGGTTCCCACTGATAAAGAACACAGTTATGAAAACACGCCAGAAGAAATGCTCCAGGAAATAGATAACATGATTTCAAAAGATGCAAGTTCCCCAAAGGCTTCGTACAAATTCACTGGAGATATGACGACGAAGATGAAGCCAAACACTTATGGCAATACAGGAAATGAAACTGTTTCAATTCCTGGCTCATTATCAGCAGTCAAGATCAAAGGTAAAAAAAGAGAGGGCAGTTCTATGATGCAAGAAATTGTTTACAAATCAATCTTGGATAACAAGTTGAGTCATCCATGCAAGTGCAAGAACAAGAAATAGCGGTATGTGGAAACTGCAAACATTTTGTGGTTGGTGGTGCATGTGCGAGAGTCCAAGGAGAAATTCGAGTTAAAGATATCTGCGACATTCACGAGCGTGGCGATCCTTATGCCTTTGGGTTTCCTGTTATTCCTTCGATACCTAAAATCGAAGTGAACTATCGGCCTGCATATTGGGATCAATTACAAGACGGTGAATATTCTCCAGCAGAGATGCGAGAGGCTTTGACAAAATCTGCCATTCAAAGTGAAATAGATAGAATGATGGAGTATGGTATCGATCCCACTGAAATAATGAGAACGATTCAATCCTATATTTTTGATCCTAACAAAGACATTCTTGACTGGCCTCCCATTATAACTGGAGTAGATAATTT